CCTTAATATAAGTAGAGGTTAAATTAATTTAACCGTTCGGCTCACGGCAGAGTGAGCCTCAAGCGAACGATAAGCCGATGAGACGAACGGTGTTAACTTAGCAAAGGCTTTTGGGCCTTTGCATCGGTATAGGGTTGGGGCGGCTAAGTTGATAGCCCCTAACGGGAAAGAACAAAAGGGCGCGGCGCGCCCCCCATATTTACCCAAAGGCAGACCCATAGGTCAGCCCCTTACCAAAGGATTATTAGCCAGTGGCAAAACCAACATCCAACAGCTTCAAGCTCGCCCCAGGGGCTACGCTTTCAGCACCAGAGGCAAAGAAACGCCTTCTCGCGCTGATTGAAGAAGGCGTGACTGTCGAGGATGCTTGTCGCGCTGTGGGCAAGTCAGTCAAGTCTTATGAGTATTACCGAGCTTCAGATCCACAGTTCAAAGAAGCCATTGACCTGCTCCGCGTCTTGTCAAAGCGTAAGGGTATTGTGGCTCCTGAGGACGCTGAGATTTCCTTTGAGGATTTCCGTCTCAAGTACCTCAACTCCAAGACTTTCGATCATCAGCGCAATATCACCTCGCTACTTGAAGAGGGTGAGCCAGCCTGGCTCCATGGCAACATGGTCTATGAAAAAGGCTTCAAGAATTATGTCCTAGTCAACATGCCTCCTGAGCATGCCAAGTCTATGACTGTCTCGATTGATTATGTGACTTACCGCATAGTTACCAATCCCAATGTCCGTATCAAATTAGTCTCTAAGACTCAAGGTATGGCGAAAGAGTTTCTCTACGCGATCAAGCAACGCTTGACCTCGCCTCAGTGGGCTGAACTACAAAGACGCTACGCACCAGTGGAAGGCTACAAAGCCACCGCTGATAAGTGGACAGCAGATAGCATTTACCTAGAGCGCGATTCGGGCGAAAAGGATCCAACGGTCCAAGCCCTTGGTATCGGCGGCCAGATCTACGGCGCCCGTGCAGACCTAATCATCCTCGATGACTGCGTTACCCTCGCCAACGCTGGCGAGTATGAAAAGCAACTTCGCTGGATCCAGCAGGAAGTTTTGACCCGTGTAGGTCCAACGGGAAAGATTTTGGTCGTAGGTACTCGCGTTGATCCATTGGACATGTATCGTGAGATGCGTAACCCAGATCGTTACCCTGACAATGTAAGTCCGTGGACTTACCTCGCAATGCCAGCGGTACTTGAATTTAAGGATGACCCAAAGGATTGGGTTACCCTCTGGCCTAAATCAGATCGTCCATGGGATGCTGATGATACTGCGCCAGATGAAGATGGTTTGTACCCACGCTGGTCAGGCCCACACCTTCGCCGCCGTAGAGGACTTATTGACCCAAAGACTTGGGCCATGGTCTATCAGCAGCAAGATGTTGAGTCAACAGCAATCTTTAGCCCAGAGTGTGTACGCGGATCTATCAGCGGTATGCGCCCTATCGGGCCATTGATTCCTGGCGCCCCAGGTCAGCCTGCTCAGTTAAACGATCAGTACATTGTCTGCTCTATGGATCCTGCCATGTCAGGTGATACATTCTCCATTGCCTATGCAGGAGATAGAACCACAGGTAAGCGGTACTTGCTAGAGGCGTCACGCATGCCAGCACCTACCCCACAAATGATTCGTGACTTAATCAAAGGCTGGACTGAGAAGTACAAGCCAAAGGTTTGGGTCATTGAGAAGAATGCGTTTCAGCTCTTCTTGACACAGGACGAAGAGATTAACCGTCACTTGTCATCACGCGGTATCCGCCTCGTTCAGCACTACACAGGTGCGAACAAGATGGATGCTGAGTTTGGTGTGGCATCTATGGCGGGTCTGTTCGGCTCGGTAGACAACCAAGGCAAGCATATGAAGAATAACCTACTGGAATTGCCACGAGCCGACAACGAACATATCAAGGCACTGATCGAGCAGTTGATTACTTGGTCAGCAGGAACAAAGAATAAACAGGACGGGCCGATGGCTCTCTGGTTTGCGGAGACGCAGATGAGAGACTACATCAACCAAGCAGGCGCTTATGGTGGATCATTCGTAAAGAATCCGTATGCTACACGCGCTCAGATAGCAAGCCGCAAGGTTGTTAACCTTGAGGAATACGCAAAGATGCAGGAACAACTAGCAGCGAACGGAGGTACCTTCTATGGCTACAGATATTGATGTTTTAGCAACCAAAGTCAAGAAGCTACGCGACAGGAACCACACACGCGATTCGCGCTGGTCTGACCTTATGGCTATCCGCCAAGGTGATATTCAGCAAGTATTCCCAGGCATGTTCCCTGATGAATTTCCTAAGCCTATGGTGTCGAACTTCATTGACATTGCAGCACGAGATGTGGCTGAAGTTATTGCCCCACTCCCAGCATTCAACTGTGATACTACAGACGCTATCTCTGACAGAGCGCGTAAGCGGGCTGACAAGCGCACCATGATTGCCTCTGGCTATCGTGATTCATGCAACCTACAGACCTTGATGTACACAGGTGCAGATCGTTACCTCACCTTCGGTATGCTCGCATTCATCATTGAGCCAGATTACGAAAACAATCGCCCAATGATCCGCATTGATAACCCAATCGGTTCATACCCAGAGCATGACCGTTTTGGCAAGTTGCTTTCCTATACCAAGCGTTACCAGAAGACAGTACGCGAATTGTGCAATGACTTCCCTGAGATGGAGTCAATGATTCGTGGACAGTATGAGGATCGTAACTCTGAGCGTATGCTTGAGGTATACCGCTATCAAGATAAAGATGAACTAGTCCTCTTCGTTCCTGAGCGTAAGAATCTTGTCCTTGAGCGAGCAAAGAATGTACTTGGCGAATTGCCAGTCGTTATTGCTACCCGCCCTGGTGTTGACTCTGATGAGAACCAGCGTGGACAGTTCGATGACATTATGTGGGTACAGGTTGCCCGCGCACGATTTGCTACCCTTCAACTCGAAGCAGCACAGAAGTCTGTACAGGCTCCATTTGCTTTGCCAGCAGATGTGAATGTACTTGAGATTGGTCCAGACGCAACGATCCGTTCTGCTAACCCAGAGAAGATCCGCCGTGTCGGTCTTGATATTCCTAACGGTATCTTTCAGGAGACAGCCGCACTCGATCAGGAACTTCGTGTTGGTTCTCGTTACCCACAAGGCCGTCTAGGTCAGCAGTCAGGATCTATTGTCACAGGCCGTGGCGTAGAAGCACTCATGGGTGGCTTCGATACTCAGGTCAAGACAGCACAGGCTGTATTTGCTGAAGTATTCCGCCATGTCATGCGTATGTGTTTCAAGATGGACGAGATGCTGTTCGGTGACATCGAGAAGGAAGTACGCGGCGTTAACGCTGGCGCTCCTTACGAGATTACCTACACACCTAAGAAAGATATTGCCGGTGATTACTGGTGCGATGTTTCTTACGGAATGATGGCTGGACTTGATCCAAACCGTGCATTGGTCTTCGGACTTCAGGCTCGTGGAGATAAACTTATCTCTCGTGACTTCTTGCGCCGTCAGATGCCATGGGAAATGAATGTCACCATGGAAGAAGAAAAGGTTGAAGTAGAAGCCTTACGCGATGCTTTGATGCAAGCCGTTGGCTCATATGCTCAGGCTATTCCATCACTAGCAGCACAAGGACAAGATCCTTCTAAGGCTATTAACGCAATCGCAGCAGCGATTAAAGGTCGAATGGCTGGAGATAACATTGAAGATGTTATTGCTCAAGCATTTGCTCCCGAAGTTTCCCCTGAAGTTGCAGCCGCAGGTGAGGCAGAAGCCCCTGGTCAGGCTCCTACAGGGGAGCCTACTGCTCCACAAGGTATGCCACAAGCACCGCAAGGTCAGGGTGGCTCACAACTGCAATCACTACTTGCAGGTCTTTCATCTTCTGGTTCACCGCAGCTTGCTGCGTCTGTATCCAGAAGGCAGCCAGTTTAACGCGAATCTGGCTTCCAACTTCCTATAGGAGAACAACAATGGCAACAATGAAATCATCACTAACAACAAAGGTACCTGCACCTAAGAACCAGGGTGGACATGGATCTTCTGATGCAACAACACAGAAGACGGCAATCCAAAAGAAGTCTGGTCCAGTTGGAACAGGCAAGTCAACAATCAAGTATTCAGCACAGCCTTCAGGTACCAAGGGAACAGGTACCACTGCTGGAAAGCCAATGAAGTAACAAATGTTTGACGAGCAGAGCGAGGATATTCCGCGTACAATAAGTAAGTGGGATGTCTTCGCCCTGTTCACAGATACGCTATCTGATATAGCGATTGTATTTTCTAATTTTTTTGCGGTTCTAACCATGATGTTAGATACAAAAGCAACTTTCGTGGATGACCAAAAATCGTTCCACGAGTATGCAGCCCGCACCATCGAGACTTTAAGGGAAGGTGAATGAGATGCCACAGGCAAATAAGCCAGCAACCACTCCATCACTACCAGGCAGACTAGCCACACGCACCGATGGCGGAGTAGCATCAAAGCAAGCACAACGGTATATCTCTGGTATGCCTTCCTACGGAGACGGTCAGGATTTGATGAACCTTCAGGCGCAAGCGCCTATGGGAGCTACACCTGATCTATCAAAGCCAACCCCTGCTTCTGCTATGCAGCCACAAGGTCAGGCACAACAGGGTCAGCCTGCACAGCAGGTTACGCCACTCACAGCACCTACACAACGCCCTGACGAACCTGTAACTGCCGGTTCTGCGCTAGGCGCTGGACCTGGACCTGAAGCTCTTAATCTTCAAGCACCAGATGTTACTCAATATCAAACAGCAAAAGAACAGTTGCAAGCACTGGCTTCATCTGCATCTGCTTCCCCTGCTTTAAAGCAACTGGCGGCTCGTTTTAATCAGGTGTACTAATGGCAGCAAATGCAAATAATGCTAATGCTGCGCTTAACAATCACCCGCAGTTAATCAATCAGCCTGGACTTGCTTCTGACGCATTAAACTCAAGCAACCCTTCAGACACTGCTGGTTTGTTATTACACTCAAACAATGTGTCTTCTGCTCAGCAGGCTATCAATGACAACATCGCTCAGAATAATAATGGCGGACTTTGGAACAGCATTTTCAAGGGTGCATCTAATGTTGTCAAAGGCGGACTTACTTGGCTATCAAAGCCATTAAATGAAATTCAGCGTGACTATAAATTCATCCACTCAGTGTGGGTGCGCCACGGCGCATTAGAAGGATTTATGGCTGCTGCCGGTGTTGCTGGCGGAGCCACTCTTGGAGCATTTGCCGGTGGTTTGCAAGGAGCCGAATTAGGTGCCGATGCAGCCGGTGCATTAGAGCGTAACCTTGTTGGTCGTTTTGGATCAAACTGGAAAGATTCGTTTAATGATTCAAACAATCCAAACTATCAGGTTTCAGCTGGCCGTGATTTTTCCAACGCATTGTCTAAGGTGCCAGGACTTACTGGCTTAGCAAATACCAATAAAGGTATGGGCAAACTTGTATCAGGTTTTGGCGATGCCGCATTTGACATGGGATTAGATCCTGTCATTATCGGAAGCCAAGTTAAGGCTGGCGTACAGCAAGGCAAGTACATTGTCAAAGCAGCAGATGCTGCATACCTCACAAATAAACTGCCACTGGCGAAACTAGCAGATGGCGTACAAAACTTTCTTGAGCGTAATAGCCTCAAAACTTTTGGATCTACAGATCAACTCAATGCTCTTTATCAGGCTGGCAAAAACCCTTCAGCACTAGATCGTGTATTTGGTTCTGCTGGCGCACAATATAAGCGAGCAACTGATAATATTGCCAAGATGGCTAACAAGCCAGATGGCTTGGCTGAGATTGGCGTTAAGTTCCCAGGGCTTCAGGGTCTTACAGAGCATCTCAAGCCTACAGATGCAAAGCCTCTTACTGGAGAAGATGTACATAAGGTCTTTTTGCAGGCAATGGGCGATGATGCATTTAACAAGAATTACATGTCAATAGCCTCATCTTTTGTTCCATCTCGTACTGTTATGCGCTCTGCTTTATCTACAGCAGCAGACAAGTTGCGTCAATGGGATAGTAACGATGAGTTGTATCTTCGTGGTAACCAATCAAACTTCTTCCTGCCTCGCAAGGCAGCACCGGTAACTATCGGTGAAGACGGCATGCTTCAGCAAGCAGCTGACAAAGTATGGAATATGCCAGTGGCACTACGCCCATGGTCAGCCGATGCTTGGAAGTCTGCTATCGCAGGCAAAGTAAGAACTTTTAGTGGCTACCTTCCATACACCATTGATGATAAAACCCTTGAACTTTCTAACGCTACATTTGATCCTTCAAGCCCAAATATCATTCAGCCTCTTTACCGTATCTTCCGCTTCTCCATGTCAGATCAAATGGCAAAGCAGAAGGTTACAGAGTTTATGAATTCTGGCGATGACATTGCTTTCAAGAAGCGTATGTACATGGGTGCTTTGAACGAAATGTTTAAGGCTGCTGGTATTCCAGATAGCGCTGAACTTGTCACTCAGATGCGCGACAAACTTGGTCAATATGTAGATGGCTCTATTGGCAAAAACGAATTTGGCTATGGCTTCGAGTCTGGCGAAAAGGTATCTCAACAGCAGGTTGAGCAGGGTACTATCAATCGCGGTCTTTACGAAGATCATGCCGGTAACTTTGCTATGCCTAACTTTGCTGAAGTTAAAAATGCCATGCGTAGCACAAGCCGTTATGGCAAAATCTATGGTGCTGTAGATCGTTGGGCAGCAGACCATTACACAGATGGCTTCTTTAAACCACTTGCGCTTTTAACCACAGGCTTCGGTCTTCGTATCGCTGCATCTGAAATGCTACCTTCCATCTTCCGCTTTGGAACATTTGAGACTGCCAAGTCAAAGATTACATCTGCTGCGGCTAAGATGAATTACAAATTAGCAGCACGATCTAATGAGCATGAAGCGATTTTAGAAAATGCCATGCATGCCCTTTCTGGTGGAAGCGATACAAAGTCATTCCTTGCTGATGCGGCTGCCGCTGCTGAAGGCAAGAAAGTCAGCAAGATGTACGGCAAGGCATTGTCTAAATTATCCTCAGAGCAGGATCTTGAACTTGCTTCACAGATTGCCATTGCTACCCGTGGACATATGGGTACTGGTGTAACACTTACCGGCTATGGAACAGCAGCGGAACAGCAAGAATCTCTCCGCAAGATTGCCGAAGTTGTAGCACAGCAAGGTGAGAAGAAGTCAGGCATGGCTGCCGCGCAGTTCCAGCAGGAACTTCGCAAAGCCTACAATGTATCTGGCAATAAGATGCTTGCCCCACAGGGCGATTACAGTTTCTACAGCAATGTAAACCACCGCTTTGACCTTCACTGGTACACAGAACTTTCTAAGACAGCAACAACTGCTTCTCGCCGTCAGATTACTGAAGATGCACTTAATGCATTCAAGGAGACTGGCAACTGGGAAGACGCTTGGAAGATTGCTCGCCAGAAAGACGAAGCCCGCATTCGCAAAGTCGAATATGACCCAAAGGCTGCTGACGGTCTAGGCGCACCACTTCCTAAAGGTGCTGCTGATCCTTATGCTCGTGAGCGTAAGTTAATGGCTGGATATTCAGACCCTGCTAAGTTTGCTTATGATCGTGTAGATAACATCCGTAATACCTTTACCTCTCGTGAAGACATGAACAAGGTTCATACAAACTTTATGGAGAAGGTTATCAAGGGTGACAAGGTTAGCCTCAATGAGATTAAAAGCCTTGAGGTTGCTGATCGTCCACGAGCTGTTGCTGGACAGGAATACCAGATCATGCCTGGTCAAAACCTACACCAGCGTGTAGTTAACTTTGGCTTCCATCATATTATTGACCCTATCGTTAATAGCCTTTCCCGTGAGCCTCTGTTCTTTAACCATGTTAAGAACGAAATGGCTACCATGCGTATGGCTATTGACACAGGCAAAGTAACTGAAGAAGAAGGTCTACGCATTGCTATGACCCGTGCTAGCCATGCTATGCTTCCTCAGATTCACAATACCTCACTTCGCACGCAGTTCTCGGTATTGGCTCGTAACTACTTGCCGTTCTACTTTGCTCAAGAGCAGGCTATGCGCCGTGCCGGAGCATTGATTGCAAAGAATCCAAATGCTCTACGCCAGTACCAGTTAGTGCAGCAGGGTGTATCTAACCCCGCTTTTGTACAGACAGATTCAGCTGGTCAGCGCTCAATTAACATTCCTTTTGTTGGCGAACTTGGCTCAGCATTCCTTAACGGAGCCAGTGCGTTAGGTATGCCAGTTGTGGGCGGATTGCCAGTAACAGTTACAGGTAATCTTTCCTCGCTCAAGACCGTTCTTCCAGAAGCGCAACTTCCTGGTGTATCTCCATTTGTCACTATTGCGGCAAACAGTATTGATGCTATTGATCCTGTTCTTGGCCGTTCTATGAAAAAGTTAACTGGCAATGTAGGAACAAACCAGACTATTTTTGATTCTCTTATTCCAAACTCTTTCATCCGTGGCGTTTATCATGCTGCTAGTGCTAATGAGAATGAGACTTCGTACTATAACGCTATTGTCTCAGCAATCGCATCAGCATCTTTCCATGGTCAAATCCCAGGACCTGATGCTTCTCCACAGGATAAGCAAGCATTCCTTGATCGTATCAAAAACAATGCTCGATCTATCCTGATGATGAAGGCTATTCTTGGTGCTGTAAGCCCGTTGGCTCCAGCAGTAACCCAAGAAGATCCTGGTCTTCGTGATGAGTTTTACAAGTTGCTCAAGACAACTTCGCCTGTAACGGGCAAGTCAATGAGTTATATTGAAGCACTTGATAAGTTTGTGGCAGAGCATGGAGCAGGGGCAATTTCCTACACCATATCTCGAAGCCTTGGTGCTACCCCTGGTGCCACTATGCCTTATACAGATCAAGCTATTAAGTGGATTGAAAGCAACCAAGCCTTGATGAATACAGGCGGACCTGTATCAACAGCGGCTGCTTTCCTTGTGCCACAGGTTACTAGCGGTTCAGGTGATGCTCAGGCCATCCACGATGAAATCGTCAAGATGCACCTTCGTGCTAATAAGACACCACAGCAGTTCCTAGATTCTTACTACACCGCTGCTGGCAATAACTTCATCGCTTCACAGCGCAAAGCCCATGATAAGGCAATGACTGACCTAGCAAATGCTGGTCAATCACAGGCTGCTGAACGAGCATCCTGGAGCGCATTTGTTACCCAGTATGGTCAAACAAATCCAATCTGGTGGGATGACTACAGCTCAACCACTAAGAAGCATGTTGCTACAGAAGCAATGACGGGCTTTGACACAATGTTTGCTGGAAAGACAGATCAGCAGATTGCTAGCCAGTATGGTCAGCAAGCACTGGATGTCAAGGGATTGTATAATGATTACCTTGCCCATCACCAGACAATTCTGCAACTTCGCAACAACGGAGCGACAAGTTTTGAAAAGGCAGAAAACGATAACTGGCAGCAATATCTTGCTCAGGTAGTTAACAACAAGCCGACTCTCAACACTGTAGTCAACTCAGTATTCTCACGGTTAGGATAACAATGTCAACAGCGGCTCCAAAAACAAAATCAAGCACCACTGCTGCTCCAGCAGTAGGCTCTGGATCTACTTACACTCCAGTTACTGTTGGTACAACAGTTGGCGGTGGAAAAGCAAGTTCCCGTATAACAACAAATACCACGGAAATCCAGAAGCCGGATCCTACCTACAGCCAGTTTGTTACTAACAGCGTATTTAATAACCTTATGGGTCGTAATGCTACACAGGATGAAGTTCAGTATTACCATAACCTATTTACTGAGTATGCTAAAACCCACCCAATTTTGACCCGTAGTTCTACCTACGATACAAGCGGATCTACTGGATTGTCTCCTTTGACTCCAGTGCGTGAAGTTCAAACCGATAAGACACCATTGGTTGAGTCTGACTTTATTACAAACCTTGTTCGTCAGACTGGCGATGCTAAGGCATTTACTTCAGCAACTACATATCTTGATGCCATGAAGTCTGCAATGAGCGAATTTTCAGGAGGATACTAATGGCTGATAAACTGCCTGTCGGTTCTAGTGCCGATCTTGAACGACCATTATCTGATGCTAAGGAAGCCGCTGGCCGAGCATTAACCATTGCCAATTCTTACCCAAAGGGAAGCAAGCAGTACAAGTCCGCTTTGGCTGACTACAATACTGCCGAGGCACAACTTCAGGCTATTCAGAAGCAGTACGATGAAGCCAAAACCAATGAGGCTAATCAGGCCAAGCAGAAGAATACAAGCACAGCGGAAAGCCGTGCTTCTCAGGCACAGTCTGCTGTAACTAAAGCTGAGGCTGAGTTAAAGGATGCTCAGGCTAGAGCAAATGACTTTAAGAATGACCCTTCAGCACAGGCGTTAGTTAAGGAAAAGCAGAAGGCATTGGATGATGCCAAGGCAGCAGCGGGCAAAGCCAATGATGCTGTAGCAGTTACCAAAGGTTCAACTACTACAACTCCCGCAGCCCCAACCACTACTGATGGCAAGATGACTCCCGCTAAAGGCGCTCCATCTGTCACTCCTGCAACTACAAATACAGGTACTAAGATAGCCGGTGCTTCAAAAACTAGCACATCTGCTAGCAAAAAGACAACAACTACACCACCGCCTCCACCGCCAAATACGGCTGATGCGATGACAGCCCTTGAGGCTAAGTATGGTGTGCAGGCTGCGCTTGTTGATTCAGACAAATCTCTTAAAGCGTTATTTGAAGAGGCTCAAAAGAAGGGCTATACAGGCCCAGAATTTAAGGCAGCATTTCAGAATACTGATTGGGCAAAGGCTCGTTCAGAGTCAGCACAGCAGGCAGAAACTGCTCGCCTAGAATCACCTGCTACATATACCCAAGCATATAACGGTATGCGTAATTACCTTGCTCGCCTTGCAGTCACCATGGGCGAAAACCTTAGCCCTGCTGATTTAGGCGGAGAGTATGATCCTGCCAAGGGCCGTCAGAATAACCTTGTTGAAACCGCACTTGACCAGCAATGGGGAGCAGGCTTAGATGAGACTAAGATGCGTCAACTTATCCTCAGTAAGGCTAAGTTAAATACTGCCCTTCCTGGTGGAGAAGCCGGTGGCTACATGTCACAACTCAAGGGTCTTGCTAATGACTATGGCATGAATAGTCTTACAACCAATGGTTCTCAGTGGCTTACTGATAACGCACAAGCAATTCTTCTTGGTAAGAAGGACATTAACACCGTTAAGCAAGAAGTTATTGACCAAGCAAAGTTAAACTACAAGCCATACGCTTCGCAGTTAGATGCTGGCGTAACGCTTCGTGGTATTGCTACTCCATACCTCAATACGCTTTCTAACCTTCTTGAAGTGCCGACAGACTCTATTGACCTATCTAGCCCTACTGGATATGGTAAAATGGTATCTAACGCTCTCATGGGTACTGATCCAACTAACCCAACCCCAATGACTCTTAACGCTTTTGAAACACAGGTTAAGCAGGATCCTCGCTGGGCTTCCACAAATAATGCTCGTGACACCGTAATGGGTGGCGTAGGTGGACTTCTTAAACTTCTTGGAAAGGTTAGCTAATGGCGATTGACGCAAGCATTGACAGAGCTGCGGAATTAGCGGCAGCGGCATCTACCGTTCCAGCAAAGCCTGCCACCCCAGCAGAATCTGCTTCTACACCAGGTACAGTTACTGATTCAAAGTTAAACTTTGATGCGCCAATCTCCAAGCAAAGCCAAGATTTGATTAACTCAAATAACCTATTGGCTCAGTCAAACACAGCCCTTGCCAGTGCCACAAGCGCTTCTCAGGCACAGGCAGATGCTGCCAAGCAGACGCAAGAGACAAATTGGATTCAGGCTGGCAAAGCACTTCTTACTCAATACGATGTTGGAAGCCTTGGCGATAGATACACAAGTCTTATCACCACAGGTGGTATGGATCAATCAACAGCATTGCTTGAACTTCAGTCAACAGATGAGTGGAAGCAACGCTTTTCTGGTAATGAAGCCCGCCTCAAGGCTGGCTTGCCGGTCTTGGATCCAGCAACATACTTGGATACAGAATCACGATATAAGGATATTATGATTAACGCTGGCTTGCCAGCATCAGTCATTAACGATACTGGCTATCTTGGCAAGTTAATCTCTGCCGATGTATCTCCAGTGGAAATGCAACAGCGTGTAGATGCTGCTCGCACAGCAATCACCAGCGAAGACCCATATGTTATTCAGCAACTTCAGCAACAGTTTGGTCTTACTAGGGGCGATATGGCTATGCACCTACTTGACCCTAGCGTTGCCTCAAACATCATTCAGCAGAAGGTAACTGCCGCACAGATCGGTGGAGAAGCCGCCCGTGCAGGTACCAATACCTCACAGGATTACTCCATGCAGTTAGCAGCACAAGGCGTAACTCAGGGTCAGGCAGCACAAGGCTTTGGATCTATCGCTAACCAGCTCGCTGGCACACAAGCACTTGCTGCACGATATACCGGTTATGGTGATGCCGGAACTGTAGGCCAGTCCTTGCAGAATGCAACCTTTGGAACTAACACAGCGGGTGAAACACCAGCACAGGCTGAGGCTCGATTGAAGCGTCTACAGACTCAAGAAACATCCGCCTTCGGTGGATCCGCTGGAGCAAGCACACAAGGCCAGAGTCTTGGAGTAGGTAACGCACAAGGCGTTTCCTAATAAAGAATCCGTTACCCCCGACCAGCAGGGATAACGCGTATTAAAGACTGGTAGCGGGAGCCAAACATTCTTCCCCTGGAATGTATTGCGGCCTGTGTCT